ATTGGAGGTTTCTCACTTGATGCACCAAATGCTTCACTAATACCACCTAACATATAATGTAGTGTTGGTGTAAATGTACCGGCATCTTTAACCTTGATAAACTCGCACTTCGTTACATCATTTTTTAAAGGATCATAATCGAATACCTTGTTAAGTCTAAAGTAATCATTCTGAAAGTAGAACTGATTCCTAAAGTCTAAGGTGCGGATATCTGATGGTCTCAAATAGAAATAAGCTGTGATAATCTTACTGTCTCTATCTGTTATCTCATCAATTAATTTCTTATGGAATCTATTAAAGATATTATTATTAGTATAATATAAAGTATTATAGTATACCTCTTGAGGAACACCGAAAGATAGGTCTAATGTTGGATTAGATGGATTATCTACATGACCTGCATATAAGTATTGAGTAAGAGTATGACCACCGCTAATAATACCATTATATTGATATGAAACATTGGATGTCTTTACTCCTCCATTATAAAGTAATCTGATATTAAATCCTTTGCTCTTTACAATGTTTGAACTATCGACATCCCATATCCTTGAAATCACTCTATCACTTGCAGTATCTCCGATTAATGGTGTAGCACTAAAAATAACTTTGTTCTCACTTACACTACTTAAAAACTCGTTATCTGTTACATATCTAAATCTACCATAAGTCTCAGCATATCCATCCTTATACTTCTTATTGAAGTAATCTGTATCATCAGTATATGTAAAGTTAAATTCTTTGTTATCTAAATCGCCCATCGGCTTGATGTCAATCGGCTTGGAATTGTCTAACTTATAAGACCAATCTACATTCGTACCTGAACTATAAAAATCATCCCTCGTTTCAATCAGTAGATTATTATCGTTATTAGGATCAAGGTCAATGTATAGATTGAACATCTTAATGACGGATAATAAGAAATCCTTCTGTTTAATCTTTAATGGTGTAACTTGATTGATTGTTATAGCATCTCCATCTATTAATCCACTATTAACTACCTGGTTCTTAAATGTACCGCCATTAAATGTCAATGCTCCATCTGTTTCAAATAATGTTAATGATGTAGTCTTTGCAGATAGTGTAACTTTTACTTTATCACCTGCATTAAAGAATAGATTACTTACACCAACATACATCGTATTTGTACCTGATACTATCACATGGTATGCCTGTGCAATATTAGAATAGGTAGAACCGTAATAAGGTTTCCATTCAAGATTAAGAACACCACCCATTGATGTTGCTACAGATAAAAATGAGACAGTTGCAGTACCATTCGCACCTAATGAATAATATCCAGTCTTATATACTGTCCATTCACCTGTAGCAGGATTGTATTGACTGCTTACATCACTTACCTCATTATTATAGATTACATCTTGTTTAGCAAATGTACCCTCCCATAAACCAAAGAATGAATCATAAACACTCTGAATCGTTCCACTCGTTTGTACTGTCTGTGTTGCTTCGTAAAGTCTTGGTGCTATCTGTACATCTGTCAATACTACCTTACCTGCATTTGCAGGTACAATCAACTTCTTAAAGTAATCACTATCAAAGAATGTCGATGAGTATGTATAACCTACACTCTGAAAGATTGCATCAATGTAAGTTCTAAGGAATACTGATGGAAACAAATGCTCTACATTTACACTTGTTAGATTATTGTCATATCCATAATCAATCAATGGATAACAATAGCCATCTGTGTAATCGTTTGTCCATGATGCTATTTGTGTTGCATAATCATAGGTATGGTTATACGCACTCATATCTAAGGCAGTCAATTCGGAAGTACCTAATGCATTGAAGATATTACCCACATTCCCTAAAATAGTTACCTCATATTCAATCTTATTATCATCATTAATGGTAATCGATAGCATCTGAATGTACCCATTAATCTGATTCTCATCATCAATGGTCAATATCGCTTTAACTTTTGCATTCGGATTGAAGCTACCATCAGTAATGTTCACATCGAAGATATTACCAAACAGCAGATTGTTATTCTTTGTTCCTGGTATCTTAATGGTCTTTGAATAATTACTATTCCTCTTCTCAGGGAATCTAATATCTGCAATGGAGAAGTTTAATGGTGTTGATACATCATCATACATATCAATGCTTCCACTACTCGGTAAGAATATCTTTGTTCTGCTCATTATAGTCTTTGTCTGTATCTATCGTAACTCAATGTATATTCTAACTGCAAATTAAACAGCTTCTCATTTACTACCTTTTTCTTCTCAAAGGATGTATTGGTGATGTTAATCGGTATCAGATATAAACCATCATCTAATCTTACATCAGGTGAAGTAACTAACTGCTCCAACCATGCTAACTGCTCCTCTGTTACCCAATCACTCTGAATGCTTACCTTATCCTTAATCCTTGTATGGTATTGTGAATATGCTCTATCATTCGGACTATTTACAAACGAGTAACTTGCACCATAAGAACCTAAGTCTTTCTTAAACATTGATCGCTCGATGTCCATTGTTTCCTTACTAACTAATGTGAAGTTAAACGTATCATACCCACCTAATTCATTTAAGAACTGCAATCTTCGTTTCTCATATCGGGAGCAATTTTCAACAATCTTATATTCTGCCTCACCCGATATACCTACATTTGAACTATTAAATGTCTGAACAGTATAATGGTCTACCGAACCTGTTATTATCGGCTGAACTCCTAAAGTAAACTGAGCATCGGGAATATTAAGGATGTTATAAGCACCAGTCGGAATCCGAAGAAATCTGCTTGTACTATATTTGTTATCTATTTTAAATGTATCTATCAATGTACCTAAACTATCATAAGTCATTACCTTAACATAGCTTGTATCTAAGTTATAGTTATTCCAATACAACCAGGCATTATCATCTACCATCAATTCAATTCCATCCTTTACTAATGGATTTTCAGTTAAGAAATTACCAATATAATCACCACTTGCATAGTTACAGAATGTAGGATAGTCTAATACTGCATTCCATAAGTACTTACCTGATACTGTTGTAAGATTCGGATATACTACTGTTCCACTTGATCCATATGCCTCACCGAATTTAACCTCGTATTGTACATAACTATTGTTATTCGGTAGTATCCGATTGTCATCTAATGATATATCCACACTTACTCTACTCTCAAGCAATGGTGATACATTTACCTTACCACTTAGTTCTGTCGGATGTGGAGGAATCAACATACGATCTACCTTAACACTATTCACATAGATGTCAGCTACAAACTTAAAGTTAGGTTGTGCCACATTGGATGAGGTCACAATATACACCGCATCATTATATGCAGGAAATAAGTTAGCCGGTTGTTGTCTTACTGTTATTGCCATTATTCTAAATTAAAATCTATTAGTATCTCTCTGCCTAATGCAGTGGATAGGTCTCTACTCATGTTATCTAATATGTCATTGTTAAATGCTTCATCTACAAAGTTAGTCGGTTTGATACCCTTCTTTTTCAAGTTCACTCCCATTGCCCATGCCATTGAATCTAACATCTCTTTCTTATTCTTTTTTACTATCTTCTTCTCTAATCTCTTTAATAGTTTTGTGCTAACCTTACCCTTTAATGATTTCTTTTTTTGTTCTAATTGCCTATACTTTGAAATCGACATTGATGGTGTTATACCTCTGTTAGCTATGTGTTTTAACATCGCATCCTTCGGTATCGGTTTCCCATTCTTGTTAAACTTGTATGGACTTCCTACCTTTCTCTCATATCCATCAACCCCTCTATCAACGAACTTCCAATAGTCAGCCATACTAATCTCCATTACCATGTTGGTAGCAAAAGACTTAATGTTAATCGATATGCTCTGAACTAAACCACCCTTAACTACCTTATCATTCTTCTCTAATGATTCAGCTATTGCATCAATTATAATCTGCTTATAGTTCTCTAATATCTGTCTCGGACTATCTGCCATTCTTCATCTGTTGGTCTAACTGCTCCTTAATATAGTTCTGCTTATCCTTAAAGTAACTAAGCGAATTTAAGAACTCAATAACATTCATCTCTAAGAAATACTCCCACTTCGTTCTATCGTTATTGCTTAGATTGTCTAAAGTATAATACCATCCCCAATGTTTGACAAAGCCAGGTCTCGTGACTTCTCCGCTTTCTTCATCTTCTTCATCTGCAATTCCAAAAAGTCGCTTGTACCTTTTATTAATCGCTGATAATTCGACAAAAAAAAACCACTCAAACTAAATACCATCGGCATTCTCATTTTCTCCTGGATTTACTTTGCTCTGTCACTTACTATCGTATCCTTCTTCTTACCATACCAATTGATCTCCTCACATAACACCGCTAAGAATGTATGCAGGTTATCATTGATCTTCTCTTTATCCTTTACAAGTTCAGTTAAGTCGATGTACTGACCTGCTGAAATGTTTCGCATATTAAGAGTAAATCGGAATCGTTTCTTACCTATCCTTACCTTTGAATGTACCTTCTCTGCTTTTGGTTTCTCCTTAATGAATGCTAATCCCTGCAGCTTCTCTTTCAGCTTGTTTAAGGGAATCTCATCTGTGTAGTAAGCTATTGACTTATCTGTTAATGTTGCCAGGATACCGATTGACCTTTCAAGATCATCAGCATAATCCTCATCAATCTCTTTGCAGAGATCCTGGTACTGCTTAATGTTTATATCTTTCCATTCCATACTAATAAGTATAAGATTGAATCGATTTGTGCAACTTAAACAATATGATAAATACCGGAATGCTTATTTGTTTTTAGGGAATGGTATCCGATAGCTGTTGCCATTACAGCATCATCATGGAATCCATTAGGTGCTGAGTACCTGACTGATTTAGTCTTAGGATTGTACTCATAGGTAAATAGTTCTAACTCCTTAATGAGCCAGTCTCTATCTAACATCTTTACTTCTTTATTCTGATTCGCTACTACTAACTGCTCAATGATATCCTGCTTACTCTTTGATGTGGTAACGAATGGTATAATCAAACCACTATCATTCACTCTATCTCTTAGCTGCTCGAATATAGGATCACCGATACCATTCACCTCAACGAATGTGCTACAGCTAAACTCATTTATTCTCGCTATTACCTTACCGATGATATTTGACCAGGTATCTTTGTTCCATCTCTCAATGTAATGCATCTCACCATTCTCATTGAACACAGATAGAACAGTATAGTCATCTGCTCTACCGATGTCAAGACCTGCATACATCCGATTTGTTCTCTCTGACTTGGTAATCAATGTAAGGTCATTGAATAGTCCTGCACCACCATCCACGAACTCTGCCATGTACTCCTGGCGAAACACATGATCAGGTAATGTTGATCTCGCATCATCTATCTCAGTCGGATTGATTAATGGATTATCATACGATGTCATCTGAAATGACTTATACTGACTATTCTGATTCTCAAGGTTGAATATCTGATGAAAGTGATTCTTACCCTTTGGTGTTGATATTAGTAGAACTTTCTTGCCACGAACAAGAACTGTTGCACGAAGTACCTCAGTCCATGCCTCATTGTCCATAAAAGCGAACTCATCACATACCAAATAGTCAAAGGTAAAACCACGAATATTATCATAACGCTCAGCACTAAAGAACTCAATAGTGCTATTTTTATGCGAAGTGAAAGTAAGTTCAGTTCCATTCTTACTCTTGAATACATGGGGATTCTCTGCAAAGGCATTCTCTATATCTTTAAATACTTTTTTTGATTGTTTGTAGATTGGACTTACCCATCCTATCTTACAATTCGGAACATTAAAGAACCAATATAATACCTGATTGACAGCCAATAATGACTTACCGAATTGTCTACCAATAGATAACACATAGTACTTATGATGTCCATTAGATATTGAATCATGTATTCTCTGTTGATTCCGATGGGGACTGTACAGTTGCACCGAAAGCGGCTGTGACATTTGTATTGGTTTGGTTTACTTCTGATTCTGTCTTATCTTTCCAGTTCTCTTTATCGATGTTCTTCAAGGCGAAGATAGCACCACCAAAGGTAAACGTATCTAACTTGGTCTCGTATGCTATGAGTACACAATCGATTGCTCTTTTTATTGTGTCGGAAAACTGATTGTTTTCTTTTCTCCATCCATTCAATGTATCCCTATGTATACCTAAGTATAAACAGAGTCCTGTAATAGTTATTACTTGCTTTTCAGTAACACAATACTCAAAGTATTCAATACACTTCTCCTCTAATAACTCAGGTGTAGGATATATGCGAGGTCTCCCTCCATTATTACCTAACTTAAAGTAGTTTATCTTTGGTGCTGCCATTATATTAACTTACCTATTCCTTTTAACTGATTAACTACATCTGTATTATTATCGTAATGTGTACCGATGTTTAAACTCAATACTTTCTCAACCTTTGCCTTATTACTTCCGGTAGCATACACTCTGCTCAATGGAATACCTAACTCTTTGGCAGTACTTAGCATATTAGATACACTATGTCTCGCTGATATGATATATACTGTCTTACCTTCTTCTATCTTTCTTTTTGCAAGTTCTTTACCTTTATCAGTAGTTAATGTATCATCATAATCAAATGAGACCTTATTCTCATCAGCAAAGGATTCCTTCTCATTCCATTTAGAATAACAGATTGCAGCAGCTTGTTCCTTGTCAGTCCCTTCGTTAATCAGAATTGATATGCATCGAGGAATAAATTCGCTCTCATGTTCTCCCTTACTTGGTGTTGGCATTCTGTTTTAATTTAAGTTTTATCATTGCCATTCCTCTTCTAATAAGATTCGGTTTGCATTCTTTACAGATGAACGAAGAACATAACTCACACCATTCACATTCTCTTGGAATGATATTCTGATCCATAATGGCACACACTTTACAAATTGTTATCATGCTACTTTACAGATTATTATCTTGTTCGTATTGTATTAGTTCAGAATGTCTGTTAAGTAAGAACTGACTGATGCAGGAAGGACATGATCTGTCTTGACCTCTTACACCATAGTAATCAAATAACCCATCCAACCCTCCTAAACATTGCCCTGAAGTAACAAAGAGATTAATCACCCCTCTATACTTCTGACATTCATTGTATTGTTCCTCTGTCATATTATAAGTATATTATTTATTAGTTTTGTGCAATATTTATCCATTAGAAATTAAACATACTGATTCTGCATGAGGTTTCATCCCTTCATTCCCCTCATAAGCTATGAATGTTCTATTCGGATGTAATAGTTCAATGCCTTTCTGCTGAGCAATACATGAGATAACAGATTGATCGTGTCTATGTTCATGCCAATTCCCCTGATAAGCATTTGTATGAGCGAATCCTAAGTATTCATTGAATGTATCTGTGCCTATCTTTGTATTGAAATTGAATCCCATTGCACAAGCCATTACCATCTTATAGTTCTCAGCATCCTTCCTATCCATTCCGAAATGTGCTAAACATTCATTATGAGTAAATGAAGCAATGGAGAAGCCGATGTTATCGAATAGCATTACACCATTATCTTTGATGTATTGGAATACTTCACTCGGATTCTTTGTTAAGTAAATAGCTGAATCAAGCCATAAGATAAGATTATATCCTTGCTCCCTTGCTTTCTGTATTGAGTAAGGTTTGAATGCATAAGGATACTCAGAATGTGACTTACAATTGATTTCTG